TCACTCAAGCGTGGACACTGTGTGGACACTCTGAGCGTCAGTGCCACCGCGTAAAGGGTTGAGCGTTATCGCGTCCTGCAGATATTCAGGGGCGAAGTGTGCATAGGTCATTGTCTGCTCAATCCTTGAATGCCCGAGAATCCGTTGAAGCGTGATAATACTGCCTCCGTTAATCATAAAGTGAGTAGCAAAGCTGTGACGCAATGCGTGTGTAGCCTGACCAGGTGGCAGATCGGGTTTCAGCTCTTTCATCAGCCGTCTGAACGCTGGATAGTTAGCCTCGGTGAAAAGGAAACCACGCTTACCTTTTGTGATCATTGTTGCCAGCTCCTTAGATATCGGAACGGTTCGCGGCTTGTTGGTCTTTGTCTTAACAAACGTGACGCGATTTTGAATGATGTTTTCCGCTTTCAGTTTTGCTGCCTCGCTCCACCTCGCGCCGGTGCTCAGGCAAAGAATCGCGATTTTTTTATTATCCCCGTCTACTTTGGAAAGGAGCTCGGCGATCTCTTCTTGTGTGAGATATCCAGTTTCCGGTTTATCTTCTTTCAACCTTTTCAGGCCTCGGAAAGGATGCTCCCCGAAAAATAGCTCTGCATCTATCAATGCGGTAAACATCCCGCTAAGACAGGTCAAATCGCGATTTATACTCGATGGTTTGATACCTTGAGAACGCCGTACCGAGCTGTACTGGCTTATCAATGATTTTGTAATCTGAAAGGCACATGGGTCATTGGTTATCTTGGTGAACAACTCAATCTTGCCCAAGTAATCTCGACCGTGAGTCTCGTGCTTGCCTTTCAACTCCCACCAAATTTTTGTCAGTTCCGACAGATGCCGCTTATCTGTCGGTTTCGCTAACCATTCTTTGTTGTGATGGTTGTACTGCGTATGTTTCTCGAAAGCGATAGCTTCGCTTTTCTTATCGAACTTCCTGCGGATGCGCTTTCCGTTGCGCCCTGCAGGTCTGACGTCCACTTCATATCGACCATCATCGAGCTTTTTAACAGACATAAAGCCTCCCGATGATGTTATTGCGTACTTCAATTTCCTGATTTACATAACAAAAACTCACTGTGCATTTACAGCACAAATAAGCACCGTAAATGGTTAGCCAGTTTTCTGGTCTGAGTGGGGTGACGTTGTTGTCTGCTGCCCAAAGTGCGCGAGAGCCGGTGCAATTTGCCCAGCTTCAGGTGATATCGACTCTGTCATAAACCACATAGTGTATTTTTTGAACTGTGGATGGTTCAAAATCTTCATCACTGCCTGTATGCCCATATCTTTTACACCCTTCTCGTAACTCGAAAGAGAGCTGTATGGAACGCCAGTTAAGTCACTGAATTCTTTTCTGTTCATACGTTCTGACTCACGCATGATGGCTAGCTTCTCATTGACGGGTATCATCGTAATTAACACTCCACTATTGATAGAAAAACGATAACAGAGTAATCTTCAATTCGTTATCGCAAGATAATGGCTCCAATATGGCAATTAAAAGCCATTGGGAGCAATTAAAACACTAACGAGGAATACTCACAAATGAATAGGGTCATTGATAGTGCGAGCGACGCCGTTCCATACCAGGAATTCGCACGTCTTATTGGTAAAACTCCTGCAGCAGTCAAAGGGATGATTGAGAAGGGCAAATTACCCATCGTGGAGATGACCGATCCGCAGTCAACCAGTGGGAGAGCCGGGGAATATTGGGTATACCTGCCAGCGTGGAACAAGGGTATGAAGATGGCCTATGACAGCCGCCCGAAAGAAATTCGAGAAGGGTGGCTAATGTGGCTTGGTTTAGGAGAGCCACGTTAATGAATATTGAACGTACGAAGGAGCCTCATTGTATTGCTCAGTTACTCCGCAGAGAAAGCCCTAGCCCGATGAACTTCACTATTACTCACGGGCGCGGCCGCAAGGGCATCATCATCCGCACTCGTAAGGCTGGCGTGATTGAGACGCTTCGCCGCCTGGTCAAAAAAAGAGGGCTGTGGTTATGACTGTCATGACTCTTGATGTGATCCAGAAACAACCAGCGGCGCTTCGGGGTCTGGTCGGTAAGTACCTGGCGCTACCACGCTGGCAGGACACCTGTGATTTTTACAATCAAATGATGGAGCGCGAACGACTGACCGTTTGTTTTCACGCTCAATTAAAACAGCGCCACTCCGTCATGCGCTTAGAAGAAATGGACGAAGCAGAGCGCGAGCGTCTTGTCTGCGCTCTGGATGAACTGAGATTCGCATTCAGTCGGTTTCGCCAGCATGGCTCGACTAAGGCGACCTTCATTAGCCGTCTTACTGTGAGTCAAAGACGTTCTCTTTTCCGTCATGCCGGGCTTACGGATCAGGAGTTCAGTATGCCGCACTGGCGATTGAATGAAGAGGAATGCTACTGGCGTGACAAACTATTCCGCGCCTTGCGAGAGTTGTTTAGCCTTTTTGAGTACGCGCCAACCATTTTAACCTCGGTAAAACCTGAGCAGTATTTACATTAATTAATCTGGATTCGTTTTATTACGCGCCTTACAGCGTGGGGACTCCTTTTGTCTGGAGATAGGCAAATGCAAAAACAAAATACAGCGCAGCGGGGCATGTATTCCGTACTTCTGGCGCAGACAGTAAGCGAAGCACAGCGCGACACAGCGACCCGTTTCTCTTCTCAGTTTGACGGTCTTATCGCGCACATCAGTAAGTCAGAACTTAATCGCACCGAGATTATCGAGTTATTAGGTCAGGAGTCGGAAAAGTTACACAACTCGATTTTCGGTAGAGCGGATTAACCACTTTTAACAGGAAGTAAAAATGAGCATACGCATCGAGATAAATAACCAGTACGTCATTACCAGCGACCGCTATCAATTTATTTTGCAGGAAAAGAAAACTGCTACATCCGGCAAGAATGAAGGTAAGGAATGGCTGGATGTAGTGGGTTACTACCCGACAATTTCTAAGCTCGTTTCCGGTCTTGTCTTGCATGACCTTTTAACGGGAGACGCTACTCGTTTCTCGGCGCTTGAAACTCAGATTGAGCGCGTAGCGAAGCAATGTCTGGACGCCTTCACTTCAAATGGCCGTTGAACCTCGGGGGCGTATTGCCCCCTCGCCACCGCCTCCTTTCCCGAAGCACACCGATGATACTTTCGTCGGTGCTTATCCCTGGAATGCTCCACGCTCTGCAATTGGCCGTGACAGACCCCTTACACGTGGCGAATTCCGTCAGGTGCAAGGTGTTTTAGGTAAAGTTAATCGCCTGCCATACGTCTTAAAAACGTTGTTCAACTCCCGGTATGACTTCATCCGTCGTACTAAAAGCCCACTTCATGGTTTCTATTTCCTTAAGAACACCGTCGAGCAAAGGGTGGGGCCACGTCTTGAGCGGGTTAACCAGCTAAACGGAATGAACGAGACCGCCTCGCTACTCTTCATGAGCGAGCGCGAAAGCTATTCGCGTTTACCTGGTATGAGTGACAAGGCGCTCAAAAAGTTTGCAGCTCGTATCGCTTCGCAGCTCTATGTTGCTTATGAAGAATTAAGCGATGCTTGGGCAGATGCTCACGGCGGTAAAGAGACTCTTTTCACCGATGAGGCACAGGCGCATTTGTTTGGGCACGTTGCCGGTGCAGCGCGTGCATTCAATATCACCCCAATGTTCTGGAAAAAATACCGCAAAGGGCAAATCACAATTCGCCAGGCATTTTCCGCTATCGCTCGTCTGATTAACGATGAATGGTGGATTAACCAGTTTAAGGCGCAGCGTATGCGCTGGCACGAGGCATTGCTGATTGCCGCCGGTGAGGTGAATAAAGACCGTTCCCCATACGCCAGCAAAACGGCGATCCGCGACGTACATTCTCGCCGCCTGGCTAACCTCGAATACCTCAAATCGTGTGAGCTGGAAAACAAAGTTACCGGTGAGCGCATCGATCTCATCAGCAAAGTCATGGGAAGTATTTCAAACCCTGAAATTCGTCGTATGGAACTGATGAACACTATTGCAGGCATCGAACGCTATGCGGCCGGTCAGGGTGACGTCGGGATGTTCATCACTATCACCACGCCATCGAAGTATCACCCGACACGTCAGGTCGGAAAGGGGGATAAAAAGACGGTGCAACTTAATCACGGCTGGAATGAAACCGCCTTTACGCCGAAGGATGGGCAACGGTATTTGTGCCGTATCTGGAGCCTGATGCGTACAGCTTTTAAAGATAACGATCTTCAGGTCTACGGGATGCGTGTTGTTGAGCCGCATCATGACGGAACGCCGCACTGGCACATGATGCTTTTTTGCAAACCTGAGCAACGCAAACACATCACCGAAATCATGCGCCGTTATGCCTTAAAGGAAGATGGCGATGAAAAGGGCGCTGCAGCACAGCGCTTTGAAGCGAAGCACCTCAATCAAGGTGGTGCAGCCGGTTACATCGCTAAATACATTGCGAAGAACATCGATGGTTACGCGCTCGATGGTCAAGTGGATCACGATACCGGCAAGCCTCTCACCGATACCGCCGCAGCTGTAACCGCATGGGCGTCAACGTGGCGTATCCCGCAATTCAAATCAATTGGCCTGCCGACGATGGGCGCATATCGCGAACTGCGCAAACTGCCTCGCGGGGTGAGCATTGCTGATGAATTCGATGAGCGTGTCGAAGCGACCAGAGCTGCAGCTGATGAAGGTGAATTTGACCTATATATCGCAGCGCAGGGTGGGGCGAATGTTCCACGCGATAGCCAGACCGTCCGTGTGGCTCGTAACGTAACTGACGAGGTCAACGCCTACGAAGAGGATATAGAGAGAGTCGTGGGCATCTACGCCCCGCACTTGGGCTCTGAGCTTGTACACGTTACGCGGACAGCCGAATGGCGCATCGTTCCAAAGCTGTTGACCGTTGAGCCTTTGACTTTAAAAAGCGGCATTGCCGCGCCTCGGAGTCCTGTCAATAACTGTGGATTGGCAAAGGTTGAAGAAGTGAAAATTTTGAGCACGTCATCAATTAGGCAAGTAATGGAGATTGAATTGAGCAATGAAGATGAGGTTTTAGGATGTAGTAATGAGGTTTTCGGCTGGGGAAGATAAATTCATCTTACCCAGCATTGGCGCTATTTATAGATGTACCCCTCAACAGAAAAGTTACTATTTATCTTAAACATTGCTATGAATTGCATACTTCTGAGCAAATTATTAATAAAAAAGAGTATTGAAAAATACGTACTTTATCTTTAAATTCTATAAGTGAGTTTATGTCTGAAATGTTATTGAAATCATTTCCATGTGCTATTTTATGTCTCTTCTGGTTCACGTCATCTAAAAATGTTTGCCACATAGAACGTCCAGGGTACTTCTCAGGGTTCGTTTGGTAGGGGTGCCTGCTTATTTTATAAGGGAAGCTTGAGACTCTTCTTTTGGTGAGTCTTAAGGAAATATCGAGCGATCTCTTAATTTGAGTTGGGGACATTGCAAAAACATTATCAAATCTGGAGTTGTGTAGGTTTTTGAAAATATCTTTCACACCAAAACGAGATGCTACTGATTCAATCGAATCAGGTTTGGGGTTTCTGTTTTTATCAGAAATAAACGGCTCGTGAGATATTTTAAAATCAGTAGATCTTTCTAAATCTTCAATTAAACACTGGATTGTATCTTGGTATGCAGGGAATGCTTTTTCGTCGAATCCGAGATATTTTTTACAATAAGTTCTTTTTATTGAAGTGGGTAAATTTTTAAATTCTACTTCTGTATAGTCGCTAATAATGTTTTTGACAGCTCCCTTAATAAAGCCTTCCATGTGTGCAACTATTAGAACAGTTATTGAACGGCATAGTGCATTGTATAGATCTTCTTTTGTATGTTGAACGGCTATGGCCTCAGCGACCAAAAGGTCAACTTCATTCCATTGAAGATCCACAGTATCTAGATAATCTGAAATGAATGTTGTCATTATGCTAATTCCTTAGCCTTTTCAATGCGATATGTGAGTTTTGATACGTCGTTTACACTACCCTCACATGCAGAGAAAAATATTGGATCCGAGAACATTTTAGTGATCGTACTAACGGTGACAACTCTATTTTTTTTTGCGCTTTCAATATATAAATGCGTAATTGAATCGAACACGGCAGCATTGAAGTCAGACATTTTTTTTCGGTTGGTACCTGTAATTCTGTACTTTGCAAATGGTGATTCAATTCCAGACTTTTCGATACTGTCGAAAGTGTTTATAAACATTTTTTTCATGTTGTTTAAATCACTCTCACTCAATTCATTAAAACTATTCATTTTGGTAGTCAGGAAATTTTTAAACTTTCCTTTATAATCTTTGAAGCTGTTTTTATAATTAACTGCAAAGAAGCGAAGTACAAGTTCTTCATCTTCCATTTTTCTAACTCTCTTACTATTAGGAGTTAGCTTGCAACTTCTGATGAAGTTTATGTCTTGAGATAAACCCTTTATCATTTCTTTGAAAGGGCCTCTACAGGTTGCATTACGTAGTTCCTGCGATTCTAATTTAACTGAGCCGGAGTTCAGTCGTTCAAAGATGTCATATTTCACTTGAGGGTCAAGCGTAGAGTCAATTCTCAAACATTTTATACTTCTTTCTTCAAGCCTACGAATTAAAAATGAGGGGAGGTCTTTATAGTTGGCACCATTTAAACTATCTAATACCTCTAATCCTTGAAGTTCATACTCATTTTGAAAGAAATTATATATCGCTGTTAATCTTTGTTGTCCGTCAATTACTGAAAAGCGTGAGGATTCAGTGTCGACTTCATCATCAACATCTACATCTTGTGATATGTATATGAAAGGTATAGGGATGTTAAGTATTAAACTCTCGATTAACTTTGAAGATGTTTCGTCGTCCCATCGATGTTTTCGTTGATATTCTGGGTTTAATTTTATTACATTTCTATTTATTTTTTTAACTAAAGTTTCCAAATCATATTCAATGGTTTGAGTCTTAACTGTACGTTCTTTTGCTATCTGCTGAAGTTCATCGAGGCTGTGCTTAAGGCTGCTCATAATTTTCCTTGGTTATGTTGTATTCTGCCGGAAACTCTAATTAGGACAATTTCTCGATTATGCAATTATTTGCATTCTATTGCATCTAAAACTGCACGTGCTAAAAAGTTATTCGTTTCTCACAGGGCGCAGGTTAATTAAGGAAATGCACTTGCATTAAAACCGCCCGATCAAGCGTGCAGGCGTGGCGGGGAAAGCATTGCGCGCCAGCACCGGTGACAGCATTTAATTTTACGCGTCTGTGGGCGTCGTGGCGGCACTGTTGATGTGCTGGTCTGTGCATGGGTACGCGGGATGTTGCATGGCGTGTGGCGCTTCTGAGGCGGTCTGTGATGATACCGCCCGGAGGCGGCATTTTGGCGGGTTTTACTCTGTTTCGAGGCTGTAATCTTTAAAGCGGATCACCTCCATCCCGAGCCAGTCGTTAACCTCTTTGAAACGCTCCTGCAGCGGCGTCAGCTCGTTACGCACAAAGACCCGCGCCACCTTCTCGACATCCCCCATTGAGCCGATATTTTCGGGCTTACCACCCATGAGCTGGAACGGGACGCGGTGCGCATCGAGCAGGTCAGCGGCGCTCACCTTTTTGATATTGAAAAAATCATCCTTGGTGGCGACTTCACTCAGCGGCACGATCTTAATGCCGTCCGGTTTCCCGTTGGGCGCGTAGAAAAACAGGTTTTTAAAATTCCCCAGTCCCTTTGAATTACGCATCGCATCACGCAGCGATTCGACGTCGGTGCTGCTTTGCGCCGCGTCGGTCACGTACATGATGTAACCCGCATGCGCGCCGTTCTGGTAATACTTGCGACGAAACAGCGTGGCGGACTCATTCAGCCAGGCGGAATTCAGTGCGCTCAGGTATTCCGGCATCCCATAAAGCTCCTGATTAATATCCGGCTCAAGCAGGTGAAACACCGAGCCGGGCGCAAATTCGTGCGGGTGGGTGAAACTCGACACGTACCAGTAAACATCATCCTCGACGCCACGGCGGGTGTATTTCGCAGGCGATGTTTCCAGCTTCATGAGTTGGCCGGTGACGCTCATGCGCTTCTCAAGGTAGCCGTTGGCAAAGACCAGATAGTCGAGTACAAGGCGGCTGAAATCCTGACGCGACAGCAACGGGTGCGGGATATAGGTGCTCGCCAGAATGTTACGCTTCACGTAAATCGGGGAGCTGTGGTGGACGGCGGCACGCAGGCTTTTTGCCAGCCCCGAGAAGTTGACCGGCGGCTCGTACCATTTCCCGTTATGAATACACTCGACATAATCGAGAATGTCGCGCCTGTCCATCACGGCGGAGGGCTCACCAAAGGTGAACGCCTCCATTTTTTGCGGTGCGCGGGAGGTCGTAGTGGTCGGTTTAAATTTTGCTTTTGCCATGTCAGTAAATTTCCAGAATAGAGTTTGAGTGCATCCCGCTCCCGGCGGAAAGCGGTTCGTTTAGCAGGGCGTGCATGGTCGCCCACGCGATATCCGCGTGGCTGGCTTCCTCGCTTCGACTCGCTTCATAGGTCGAACTGCGCCCGCTGCTGGTCATGGTTTTGCGAATGGCCATAAACGACTGTGTGATGTCAGTTGCACCGGCGTCGTATTCCAGACACCCGCGTCGGATGGTGTCTTTTGCTTTCAGCACCATCGCGGTTTTCATTTCAGGCGTGTAGCGGATGGCGCGCGCCGCCGGGAAGAATGAGCGCACAAGCTGGTAAACACCCTGGCCGATGCCGGTCGCATCGATGCCGATATAGTCGACGGTGTATTTTTCGGTGAGTGACCTGATGGCCTCCGCCTGCGCCGCAAAATCCATCCCTTTCCACTGGTGACGCTCAAGGATGCGGAACTTGCCCCCGGCAACCAGCGGCGGAGCCACTACCGCACAGCCTGCACTGTCGCCGGTGTGTGACGGGTCGTAGCCAATCCACACCGGACGCCAGTTAAACGGACGGTCGGCAAATTGTTCGAAGTCCTCCCATTCTTCCATCGCATCGACCATGCAGCGCTGCAGCTCCTCGAACGGGAATACCGACGCCTTGTCGTCGACGAACTCGCACATGAACAGGTTGCGGAAATCGTCTGCGCTGTTTTCCTGTTTCAGTTGATCCAGATTGAACAGGGTGCAGCCCCCGGCGAGCGCATCCTCGATGGTGACAATCTGCCGCCACTGACCATCCGGGCACAGCACGCCACCGGCGAGCGCCTTGTGGCTGATATCGATGTCGACCCGTTCGTCGCGATTGCTGCGCCCCCGGTTAAACAGCTCGCCTGACCAGAACGGATAAGCACCGTGCGCCAGCGTGGACGGAGTTGAGAAATAGGTGGTGCGCAGATGCGACTGTGATGCCATCCCCGACGCCACTTTGCGCAGCCGCTGGAAATTCGGTATCCAGAAAATTTCATCGACATACAGGTCTCCATTGTGGCTCTGCGCGGTGTTGGAGTTGGTCCCGAGGAAAATCAGCTCTGCACCGTTGTTGCCGATGACAATCGGGTCGCCCGACAGGTCGACGTCGACGAGACGCGCAAAGGCGATGATGTATTTTCGGAACACGTAAGCCTGCGTTTTACTGGCTGACAAAAATATCTGGTTTTGCCCGGTTTTCAGGGCGCGCAAAAGTGCCTCGCGCGCAAAGTAAAACGTTGCGCCTATCTGGCGCGATTTAAGGATGTGGCGAATGCGGTGCGCGATGCCTGCCTTATGCCAGTTGAGCTGATACTCAAACGACTGGTCGAGGAAAATCTCTTCCAGTTTCTCGATAGCCTCCTCGCTGAAAAAGTTACGTTTCGGCTTTTTGCGATCGCCTTTGTTGCGGCTCGCGATATTGGGATTTAAATCCACTTCATTACCGGTCTGGCCGTAGCGATTCACGCGCGCGAGTCGCTCCATCTGTCGCGATAAAAAATCAGCGACCTTAAAGTCATGCGGTGTCAGGTCGGGCTTGGCATAAAGCTGAATCAGCCGCGCCTCAAGCGTCGTTTCCACGCGATTGAGCGGGGCGGTTTCCTCCCATCCGTCGCGCTGCTTCCAGCTCTGCACCGTCGGGCGCTTCATCTGCAGCGTGTCGGCAATTTGTGGCACGGAAAAACCCTGCCAGAACAACAGGCGCGCCTGTCGTCGCGGGTCGTGCAAAAGGGAGAGGTCAGTTGAAATGGTCATGGTTGCCTCGTGTCGGTGAATACGGGGCAAGGCTAAGGAAATTAGCGCAGGGATTCGCTAAGCCCCTGTTGTGTCAGGGGTTGCACTTCTGCAAGCGGTGGCTGATGCGGGGCGGAGTCGGGACACTACACCCGAACCGAAAACCTAACATCAGGACACCTGAACAATGGCAAAGAAAGTTTCTAAATGGTTTCGCATCGGCGTCGAGGGTGACACCTGCGATGGCCGCGTGATTAACGGCGAAGATATTCAGGATATGGCGGACACATTTGACCCGCGTGTCTATGGCTGTCGCATCAACCTCGAACACCTGCGCGGCATCCTGCCCGACAGCGTGCTCAAACGTTATGGCGACGTGACCGAAGTCAAAGCGGAAATTATCAGCGATGACTCGGCGCTGAACGGCAAGAAAGCGCTGTTTGGCAAAATCACACCGCTCGACGAGCTGGTCAGCATGGTGAAAGCCGGGCAGAAGGTTTACACCTCGATGGAAATTCGCCCGAACTTCGCCAACAGCGGCAAGTGCTATCTCGTCGGCCTCGCCGTGACCGATGACCCGGCAAGCCTCGGCACGGAATACCTCGAATTCTGCAGCCGTGCCACGCAGAACCCGCTCGCCGGTAAAAAAGCCCATCCTGACGACCTGTTTTCCGTTGCCACGCTGGCAGAGCTGGAATTCGAAGACGTTCCCGACACCGTGCTCAACAGCCTGACTGACAAAGTTAAAGCCATTTTCAACCGCAAGCAGGTGAGCGATGACGCGCGTTTTGCTGACGTGCATGAGGCGGTGACGGAAGTATCTGAACTGGTGCAGGCCAGTCTCAGTGCGACTGACCAGCGCATCGCGGAGCTTGAGACCACCTTTGCGCAGTTTAAGCAGGACGTGACGCGCAAGGCAGACGAAAGCGCGCAGGCGTTTTCCTCTCTGAAAAGCACCCTTGATAACACCGAAAGCCTGAGCCAGCCGCGCCGCGAGAAATCGAAAGGCGGGACGGGCGACGAGCTGCTGACCAACTGCTGATCCACACGCCGGGTGTATTGCCCGGCCTGACATCTGACAAATTAGAAAAACAGGAATACCCATGCGTAAAGAGACCCGCTTTAAATTCAATGCTTACCTGTCCCGCGTTGCGGAGCTGAATGGCGTCGAGACCGATGACGTGGCGAAGAAATTCACCGTCGAGCCGTCCGTGACCCAGACCCTGATGAACACCCTGCAGGTGTCATCCGCGTTTCTGACCAAAATCAACATCGTGCCGGTCGACGAGCTGAAAGGCGAAAAGGTCGGGGTGGGTGTCAACGGCACGATTGCGAGCACCGCCGACACCGCCGGTGATGATGAGCGTAAGACCGCCGATTTCACGGCGCTGGAATCCAACAAATACGAATGTGCGCAAATCAACTTTGATTTCCATATCCGTTACAAACAGCTCGACCTGTGGGCGCGATTCCAGGACTTCCAGACCCGTATCCGTGACGCGATCATCAAGCGCCAGTCACTCGATTTCATCATGGCCGGTTTCAACGGTATTACTCGCGCGGAAACCTCCAACCGCAAAACGCATCCGATGCTGCAGGATGTTGCGGTGGGCTGGCTGCAGAAGTACCGCAATGAAGCCCCGGCGCGCGTGATGTCGAAAATCACCGATGCAAACGGCGATGTGGTTTCGGCGGTGATCCGCGTGGGTGAAAACGGCGACTATGAAAACCTCGATGCGCTGGTGATGGACGCCACCACCAACCTGATTGACGAGATTTATCAGGACGACCCGGAGCTCGTGGTCATCACCGGTCGCAAGCTGCTCGCGGATAAATATTTCCCGATCGTTAACAAGACGCAGCCAAACACCGAATCACTGGCCGCTGACATCATCATCAGCCAGAAGCGCATCGGCAACCTGCCCGCCGTGCGTGTGCCGTACTTCCCGGCGGATGCGCTGATGATTACGCGCCTCGATAACCTGTCGATTTACTTCATGGACGACGCGCACCGCCGCGCCATCATCGAGGAGCCGAAAAAAGACCGCATCGAAAACTACGAGTCGATGAACATCGATTATGTGGTTGAGGCTTATGCCGCCGGTTGCCTGATTGAAAACATCAAGCCCGGTGAGTTTGCCGCGTCTGCTGAACCTGCTGACCAGAACGGCGGAGCGTAAGCCATGACGAGCCCCGCAGCGCTTCACATGATGCGGGTCTCGGCCTCTGAAACTGCACAGCGGGGCGCTGCTCCGCTGCGCAATGCAACTGCCTATGAGCAGATGCTCGTTAAGCTGGCCGCAGACTGTCGCACGTTAAAACAAATCCGATCCACTGAACGTAAGGCCGACAAAAAGCGTGAGCTGCTGCCGTTTTATCTGCCGTGGGTGGCGGGTGTCCTTGCGAACGGCAAAGGGGCGCAGGATGACATTGTCATGACCGTCATGCTGTGGCGTCTCGATGCGGATGATATCGCCGGTGCGCTGGAGATTGCCCGTTACGCGCTGACGTATGGCCTGACGATGCCTGTCGGCGGCCACCGTCGCACCACGCCGTATCTGCTGGCCGAAGAAGTCGCGCTTTCTGCGCAGCGCCTGCGCGATGCGAATCAGTCGCCTGAGCTGGCGCACCTGCTCCACACCCTCGAACTGACTGAGCGTGCGGATATGCCCGATATCGTGCGCGCGAAGCTGCACAAAATCACCGGCTACGTGCTGCGTGACGCAGGGAAACTGCCCGAGGCACTGGTGCACCTGCAGCGTGCGATCCAGTTAGAGCGAACTATCGGCGTGAAAAAGGATATCGAACAGCTTGAGCGCCAGCTTAAACCGAAGCCAGAGCCCGCGCCCAAAACGACTACACCACGCACGCGCAAACCTGCCGCTAAACCGGCGGTACGGCGCGGACGTCCTCCCAAAGCGGCAAAAGCCGCAGGTTAACCGAACGCTCCCCGAGCCGGGCGGCACGCCGTTCAACGCGGGTATTGATTGCCCTGACTGCGACCGGCGTCCACCGCCCACCTATTTTCTGAGGTTGTCATGATGACAGTAATTATTGAGCCCAAAAACCCGCAGGACGTGCCGGGCGTGGTGATACCGCCACCGGGCGTGAGCGAGTCGGTCATTAAAAATACGGGCTTTTTCCCTGATGTTGACCCTCAGCGCGTGCGCGAAGAAATGCGCCTTGAGCAGACGGTTTCCCCTGTGCGCCTGCGCCGGGCGATTAAAACCGCCATCGCGGAGACCAACGCGGAGCTGCGCGACTGGCGCGACCGTCAGCTCGACGCCGGTCACGCCACGCTCGCGGATGTCCCGACCGACGAGCTCGACGGCGAGAGCGTGCGCTGTTTCCACTACTTCAACGCCGTATGCGCGATGACGACCGCCACGCTGTACGAGCGTTATCGCGGCGTGGATGCGACCAGCAAGGGCGACAAAAAGGCCGACAGTATCGACAGCACTATCGATGAAATGTGGCGGGATATGCGCTGGTCAGTGGCGCGCATTCAGGACAGGGCGCGCTGCATTGTGGGGCAAATCTGATGAAGGTCTATGCGATGCAGGGTGACACCCTCGACGCGATTTGTGCGCGCTATTACGGGCGGACAGAGGGCGTGGTCGAGGCGGTGCTGCAGGTGAATCCGGGGCTGTCGGAGCTGGGCGTCATCCTGCCGCACGGCACGGCTATCGAGCTGCCCGAGACCGACAGCGCCCCGAAAACCGAGACGGTGAATCTATGGGACTGAACATGGAAAAAATCACGACGTTTGTCGCCTACTGGCTGGCCGTGGGGGTGGCGTATTTCGGGGCGATGTCCCCTGAAAAACTGGCGCTGTATGTCGGCGGTGGCTGCGCCATTTTTACCGCGCTGACGAATTACTGGTTTAAGCGCAAAACGTACCTCTACCTGACATCGCTCGGGCTGGATAAGGGGGCTATTCGTGAGCTCAATCATTAAAAAATGCAGTGTGGCCGCTGTGCTGGCGCTGGCGGCACTGATGCCTGACTTTCGTCTGCTGAACACCTCGCCCGGGGGACTGGCGCTAGTCGCTGATCTCGAGGGCTGTCGCCTGACACCTTACCAGTGCAGCGCGGGCGTGTGGACGTCAGGCATCGGCCACACTGCCGGTGTCACGCCGAAAGGGGATATCACCGAGCGACAGGCGGCGGCGAACCTCGTCGCGGATGTGCTCAATACCGAGCAACGGCTCGCGGTCTGCGTGCCGGTGAAGATGCCCCCACGCGTCTATGACACGCTGATCAGTTTTGCCTTCAACGTGGGAACGGGCGCGGCCTGTGGCTCGACGCTGGTCTCGTTTATCAAGCGTCAGCAGTGGTGGCAGGCGTGCGACCAGCTTACCCGCTGGGTGTATGTGAATGGCGTCAGAAACAAAGGTCTTGAGAACCGCCGCGCGCGGGAGCGGGCTTACTGCGTTAAGGGGATGCAATGAAAGTGCTGATGATTCTGCTGGCCGGATTGCTCGGCGGGGTGCTGTGGCTGCGCCATGACAACGCGAATTTATCCCGCTCGTTTGAGAAAGCGAACCGGGTCGCCAGCGAGCAAAAGACCACTATCGGGATGCTGAAAAATCAGCTTGCCGTGTCACAGCGTATTGCCAGGACGAATGAGACTGCGCAAGTCAGGCTCAGTGACGAACTGAACGCCGCCGGTGAGCTGGCGACCCGACGGGAACAAACGATCACGAGGTTACTCAATGAAAACGAGGATTTACGCCGCTGGTATCGCGCTGATTTGCCTGATGCTGTGCGCCGGTTGCACACCCGCACCGCCTGCGCCTCAGCCGGTCACTGTTTACAACGCCTGCCCGAAAGTGAGCCTCTGCCCGATGCCGGGAAGCGAGCCGCTCAGTAACGGCGATTTAAGTGCCGATATCCGCAGGCTTGAGCATGCGCTCACGGCCTGCGCGTTAAAGGTTGAAACCATCAAAGACTGTCAGGATAAAACAGATGCAGAAAATGAAAAGCCTGCGCAAGGCGCTCACTGATGCCGTGCCGCAGTTAAAAAATAATCCCGAAATGATGCGCATCTTTGCCGACGAGGGGAATATCGATGCGCGCCTCGCGGCCTCGCTGTCGCACGAAAAAATTTATACCCTGAATGTGATCGTGTGTGATTTTGTTGGCGACCCTGATTTGATTTTTGTGCCGGTGGCCGCGTGGCTGCGTGAGAACCAGCCGGATATCTGCACCACGGATGAGGGGCGCAAAAAGGGCTACCGGTTCCAGATGGATTTGAACGACGGGGATAACGTTGATATCAGTATCAGCCTGCAGCTCACCGAGCGCACGCTCGTCAGGGATGAAAACGGCGCGCTGCACGTCAGCTATGCGCCTGAGCCGCCTTTACCCGAGCCGGTCACGCGCCCGACCGAGCTGTACATCAATGGCGAGCTGGTGAGTAAGTGGGATGAGTGAGTTTAAACCCTTTGACGACAGGCTGGCCGGACTGATTGGGGCGCTATCACCGGCGGGGCGGCGTAAGCTCGCTGCTCAGATTGCGAAGGAACTGCGCAAGGCGCAGCAGCAACGCATCAAACAGCAAAAAGCGCCTGACGGCAAGCCGTATCAGGCGCGAAAGCGCCAGCCGCTCAGGACAAAGTCGGGACGTATCAAGCGGGCTATGTTCCAGAAGCTTCGAACCAGCCGCTATATGAAAGCCAGTGGCCAGAAGGATGCTGCTGTGGTGGAGTTTACCGGCAAGGTGCAACGCATCGCGCAGATTCACCAGTACGGGCTTAAAGACCGGCCAAATCAGTTTAGTCAGGATGTACAATATCCTGAGCGCCAGTTACTCGGATATAGTGGGGTAGATAGTGAGATAATTCATAAGCTAATTGCTAACCATCTAAGTTGAAGTCGATTAAGTTAGTCAATAGTTTGCATGTGGCCTCGCGATGGTTTTACGGCATAGTGATTTTAAGTGAAACAAAACTATTGACCTTGGGATTTACAAGGGCTATCAACTTAAATTGAGATCTAAGCTGTTGTAGGATATGTTAAAATGACCCATGCTCGAACACTGTTAACCACTTGAAGATGTAGCATTTAAAGTGATCGCTTGAACTGGGTAACTTCATAAGGTGTAGTCCCGAGAGATGACTACTGTTATATACTTATTGAATACATGGTGAGATATGGATTTTGTTACAAGTACGTTGCTTTCAGGAATACTCTATGATGGCTTTAAACATGGAGTGAAAATTACTACGGGATTTTTAAAAGAGAAATTACAAGGATGGATTGTTGATGATTCTTTATTGAGTCAATTATCCATCAAAATAAATGATCTTAATCTTCAGGATTACAGTGAAAATGCTATTGAGCGAAAGCTCAATGAATCATCAGACATACAAGGTATTTTAAGTTTGATACAACCTTGTCAAAATAATAATATAGGGACTGTTACTCAGTATCATAGCGGTTCGGGTGATAATATTGTTGGTAATAAAACTATTCACAACAAGTAGAAATAAAGATGATGGTAAATCAAGAACACAATGGCTCAGGTGATAATATCGCAGGGAATAAATACGAATATATAGTTCGTAATATTCAGTCTAGGGATTTAATATCTGTCATAGATGATGTCATGCATGATATTTCTTATAGGGAATTAGTTAAGGCGCGTGAAAAGCTCGACGTGCTCAATAACATAAGCTCATTAGAGCATGATGTATCTCTATTGTTAAAATCTTTGAATTTAAAACTTGATTTAGTTAAGGGTTCTATACCATCATCGAAAAGTGATTTAATTAGATTACTGCAGTATACAAACCTCTCAACGGAAGTTTGGGAGGTAGTGGTATCTATTCTAATAGATTATGAATCTAGAACTTCTGAAAGTATTGCTCGAGAAAGATACTTAGATTCTAATTCTGAGGGGCATTATATTAAAGAAGTTTTCTTTGAGCGCCTGGCATCCCAAGAAGAGTTATTAGATTATTACAATAGCTCAAAGGTTTATAATTTATCTGAGCAGGAAATAACCGGGATTATTAGAGGCGCTATAAGAGTTGAAGATTATGAACTTTCCTTTCGGCTTTCTCAATTATTAAATAAGCATTTTGAATCGAGCAACTCCAGAGCACTATTACTTTTAACAGAAAGTTGCATTCTTATTGAGCGTAATCAACAAATTCAATATATATCATTTAGTAAGCAAGAAAAATCAAATGTCGATCGACTTATTGTCAATCTTTTAGCCGACAGTGTTAATAATAATACGGACAGACAAATTGCAACGTTAACTAATTTGTTAAACGTAACATGTTTCATGGATAGTAGGCTTTTTGATATGGGAAAGGTCTATGTGAATGAAATAAGAAAAATGGCACCAGCAACTGCCGATCTTTTAGAACAGATAGATACAAGATTAGTAATTCCAAAAAATAATTTTAAATTATTATCTAACTCTCTGGACTTAGAGCAGTTTGCGCTTTTGGATTTTGCTCTTGAACATGATTACGTTAAGATTAGAGATGTCCAAAAATGGATTGACCAAGGTGGGGTAATCAGTACTGGTGATGAATATATAAATTCATTTTTTGATCTATATCTAACTGCTTTAGTATGTTCAATTGATAATAAAAATGAAATACAAGAATTAGAAGTGAAATCGCAAAACTTTTTTGAGAAAGATTTAAATAGATTTAAGCAAATAAATCCTGCCGGTATTTTGAAGATGTGCGAAAGATTTATAAAGCTTAACTTACCTTTGAGTGTTGTTACTTATCTCAGTCCATTTATTTCAGATGATGCTTGGGTATCGCCAACATTTGAATGCTATTTGAATGCTTTATATCTAAGTGAGAAATTTGATATGTTTCTTTCTAAAATAAAGCATCTTCAACCTGAGGACAAAACACAGTTAATTTATATAAGAGAAGCTGAAATTTGCGAGAGAATGGGTGAAAATGAACAATCAATTAATTTGACTAGATCTGCAATAGATTTGTATCCAAATAACCCGTATCCTTGGCATTTGTTGCTACATACTTCAAGGAAGGACGGCGCCACTGTTGATGCTCTGAAGGAGATTGTTTTTGAAATACCGGAAGCAATATTATCCAACTTTCATGAGTCAAATATAGCATTGGTTAATGAGATAGCCACTCATGTCGATGTATGCCTTGCTGAAAGAGTTCTTGTCGATTGGTTTGTACAAAATCCAAGTAAAGTTGCTAAGCCTTTCACTCAGATTCATACTAATACGCTTATAAAGCGTTCAGATGATCATAGCAATCCCTATATTCCGATGAAGTGTGGGGATGGCGTAAAATATTCGGATGGATTCGAGACCTTTACTCGAATTCTTGTGCGTGACGTTGATGCTAGTCACCCAAGCTTACTAGATATAGATTCTCCTTTAGGCCAGATACTTGAGAATATGCGCCAAGGGGAGAGTAGCAGGGGTTATACGTTGCTTGAGCGCCTACCTCCATATGTTGCAGCGTTTAGATTAGCAGTGGAACTTCGCAGCAAAAGTAACGATGGTACTGATGCATTTAGACAGTTTTCGCTACCCTCTAATGAAGAGGATTTTATTCCCTATTTTGAAAGTATTATAAGGCACTACGACTCTCAAGACAAAGAAAGAGATGCTATACTCCATGGTCCTACTGTACCCCTTGTTTTTAGAGGGAAATTTACCTTTCCATCCGATCCCGTTAGAGGTGCTTTAAATAATTTAACGGCACTTGCATCTGCTAAAAATTTGGCATTATTCAATGATGGGGAAGAAAATCCTGATAAGGTGATCATTGATGTTTATACGGCTGTCTATATATCGCTGATGGGTTTCTCTTCGGCTTTCGTTAATTTGGAATCCTCAATAGTTGTTAGTCAATATACAAAAGATGTTTTGGAGAGCTGGATAGAGAACATCCTGAGAGAGGATTACTTATCCATAGGGGTGACTGATAAAGGCATTTATAGAGTTACATCAAAGGATATTAGAGAATATTCTTCTGAACTAATTCGTGGGCTTCAAACTTTACTTGAACATGTGACAGTGGAAGCAATGAAACCGGTTGATACGCCTGAGTTATTAGTGAAGATAAGAGATATGGTAGATGAATCTATTTATTCTACTTTCCAGTTGTCGGTGGCAAATAATATTCCCTTGCTTTGTGTTGATCACTTAATGTGTGAATTGATTTATCGCTCAGGCTTTCCAGTCTCGAACATGTATTCTTACATTATGAAGGTTTTGCATTCTTTAACTCTCTCTGAAAGAAAGAAAAGCATTCAAATTAGTTTGACTTCGGGCACACCAGTCCCTATTTTATATCATGATATAATGGAATTAAGTATTTCAACCGATAAGTCAGATGCATATCTTGTATTTAAGTTTATGGAAAAATATGGCGAAGTTATTAATGCTACAGGATCTCCTCTCGAGTATCTAACTGCAATTGTAAGAAATGCAACAGTATTGGCATACATTGACAAGACAATTCTTGCAGGAGGGCGTGCGCATAATCCACAGTATGATGGGTATGCTGAACATATTTTTTATTATTGCTGTCGGTCTGCAATGCTTTCTCTAGAGGGGGATACTAGTGAAAAAAGGTTAGCACTTCTTATAGAAAATTTGATTAGTACGACTCGTCTGGCTCGTAAATACTTAGATCTGATATCGTTGCTTACATCTGAGTTCGCTTTAGGGCATTTTCTCGATTTTGATGCATGTAACGAGGCTTTAGTTGCGTGTCGTGTGGATAGACAAGCTAAAGATCAGGAAAATGGGGAAGTAATTTAGATGTAGAATCTAGCACTCAACTAGTTGATAAATGAATTTATATTGGACATTGGTTATTTGCATTTTCAATATTTAGCATTGATCAAGAGTGAGTGCCAATTGTATTTGAGTAGCTAATTTTATTTTTTCCATAGCTATCTACGTAATACTTCGCCAAGAACTAAGTTCTGAAATTGTTACGTCATTTGCAATTGTTCCTCTTTGTTTCTCGATGTTGTTTCATCGCCTATAAAACCCTACCAGATTGCCGCTGGCATTGTTCGGCGGCATCCTTCCCCCATGAACAATCTAACTTCTCTGCAGGATATCGCTCGCGCGATCCGCAACCTCATCCGCACCGGTATTGTGACCGACGTCGACCCCGTCGAGGGGCTCTGTCGTGTCCAGACCGGCGGGATGCAAACCACCTGGCTAAACTGGCTGACCTCTCGCGCCGGGCGCTCGCGGGTGTGGTGGGCTCCTTCCGTTGGCGAGCAGGTGCTGATTCTTGCCATCGGTGGCGAACTCGACACCGCGTTTGTTCTGCCCTCCATTTTCTCTGATGACCATCCTGCACCGTCTGCCTCACCCGATGCCTTTCACGTTGCCTTTCCTGACGGGGCGGTCATTGAGTACGAGCCAGAAAGCGGGGCGCTCACCGTATCAGGTATCAAAACCGCCGACGTCACCGCGTCGGATTCCCTTACCGCCACCGTGCCGGTGGTGCTGGTCAAAGCTGAAACCCGCATCACGCTCGATACCCCCGAGGTGGTGTGTACCAACAAGCTGATAACAGGCTCACTCGAGGTGCAGAAGGGCGGGACGATGAGAGGGAATATCGAGCACAGCGGCGGGAAACTGACCTCTAACGGCGTGCAGGTGGATGACCACGACCACGGCGGCGTGAAGCGCGGCGATGACAGAACGGTGGACACACAATGACGGTGCGTTATCTGGGAATGAACAGCCAGACCGGGCTCAGTATTTCTGAGGCCGACCATATCAGGCAGAGCGTGCGCGACATTCTGGTCACGCCGGTTGGCTCGCGGGTGATGCGCCGTGAATACGGCTCGCTCCTGTCGGCGCTGATTGACCAGCCGCAGACCCCGGCGCTGCGCCTGCAGATTATGTCTGCGTGTTATTCCGCGATCCAGAAGTGGGAGCCGCGCGTCAGTCTGTCGACCATCACCTTTGAGCGCGGCGAGACTGACGGTGCGCTGTATGTCGATATCACCGGGACGCGCTCGATGACGAGCCAACCCTTTTCACTGACCATTCCACTGAGTTAAACGTTATGGCTACCATTGTTGACCTGAGCCAGCTCGCCGCGCCCGATGTCGTGGAGGAGCTCGATTATGAAACCATCCTGACCGAACGAAAGGCGACGCTCGTCTCGCTCTATCCCGCAGACCAACAGGAAGCGGTCGCGCGCACGCTGGCGCTCGAATCCGAGCCGATGGTGAAACTGCTGCAGGAGAACGCTTATCGGGAAGTTATCTGGCGTCAGCGCGTCAATGAAGCGGCGCGCGCGGTCATGCTGGCTTACGCTGCCGGTGCTGACCTCGACCAGCTCGGGGCTAATTCCAGCGTTGAGCGCCTCGTGATTACGCCTGCAGACGAGACCACGCTGCCGCCGACGCCTGCCGTGATGGAATCGGACACCGACTATCGCCTGCGCATTCAGCAAGCCCCCGAGGGACTGAGTACCGCAGGCTCAACCGGCGCATATCAGTTTCATGGTCGCAGCGCTGACGGACGGGTCGCGGATATTTCCGTCATCAGCCCTGAGCCGTCGTGCGTCACCGTGTCGGTGCTGTCCCGCGAGAATAACGGCGCAGCGTCTGCTGACCTGCTGGCGGTGGTGCGTGCGGCTCTCAATGATGAGGACGTGCGGCCGGTCGCTGACCGCGTGACCGTTCAGTCAGCCGCGATTGTTGACTACACCATTGACGCGGCGCTTTACCTTTACCCCGGACCCGAAAGCGAGCCGGTGCTCAGCGCGGCAAAAGCGAAGCTGCAGACCTATATCAGCGCACAGCACCGGCTCGGGCGGGATATCCGCAAATCCGCCATCTATGCCGCGCTCCACGTCGAGGGTGTGCAGCGTGTCGAGCTCGCCGCACCGGTGGCCGACATCGTGCTCGATGATACGCAGGCCTCTTTTTGCACCGTGTACAGCGTGACGGTCGGGGGCAACGATGAGTGAGACCCGTCTGCTGCCGGTCGGCTCCTCGCCGCTTGAGGTGGCGGCGGCGCGCGCCTGCGAGGATATCGAAAACACCCCCGTTCCGCTGCGTCGTCTGTGGAACGCCGACACCTGCCCCGCGAATTTGCTGCCGTGGCTGGCGTGGGCGTTTTCGGTTGACCGCTGGGATGAGAGCTGGCCGGAAGAAACCAAACGCGAAGTGATCCGCGCGGCGTGGTTTATCCATGCGCACAAGGGGACGATTGGCGCGGTGCGTCGCGTAGTGGAGCCGCTCGGGTATCTGATTAACGTGACTGAGTGGTGGGAAACCAACGACCCGCCCGGCACATTCCGCCTCGATATCGGGGTGTTAGAGACGGGCATCACCGAGGAAATGTATTACGAAATGGAGCGGCTGATTGCCGATGCCAAACCCGCCAGCCGCCATCTTATCGGTCTGAACATTATTCAGGATATTCCGGGCTATCTGTATTACGGAGCCCTGAGCTATGACGGCGATATCACCACGGTTTACCCCGGATAAGTGAGAGCACAATGACAGTAAAATATAAAACCGTTATCACCAAAGCCGGTGCGGAAAAGCTGGCGGCGGCGACCGTCCCGAACGGGAAGAAAGTGAATTTTACGGCGATGGCCGTCGGGGACGGTGGCGGCAAACTGCCCGAACCGAACGCCAGCCAGACAAAGCTGGTCAATGAGGTCTGGCGTCATGCGCTGAATAAAATCAGCCACGACAAAAAGCACAAAAACTATGTCGTCGCCGAGCTGGTTATTCCGCCCGAGACCGGCGGTTTCTGGCTGCGTGAAATGGGCCTTTACGACGACACCGGCACGCTGATTGCGGTCGGTAACATGGCGGAGAGCTACAAGCCCGAGCTGGCGGAAGGGTCAGGACGCGCGCAGACGCTGCGCATGGTTATCATGGTGAGCGACATCGACACGGTCGAGCTGTCCATCGATACTACGCTTGTGATGGCAACGCAGGATTACGTCGACGACAGGCTCGCAGAGCATGAGCAATCACGTCGCCATCCTGACGCCACGCTGAAAGAAAAAGGTTTCACGCAGTTAAGCAATGCGACCGACAGCACGTCTGAGACGCTCGCCGCGACCCCGAAAGCGGTTAAGGCGGTCTATGACTTCGCCAGTGCTAAATATACGGCTCAGGACGCGACCACAAAGCAGAAGGGCATTGTCCAGCTCAGTAGTGCGACCGACAGCACCTCGGAAGCGCTGGCGGCGACGCCAAAGGCAGTAAAGAACGTTAATGATGACCTGAGCAGAGTAAAAGAGAGTCTGGGAACGGCATCAAAGGCGGATGTCGTGACATCGATGACAGACACGACCGCCGGGCGAGTGCCGGTCGTCGGCTGGCAGGGGCTGGGCGGCGGAGCCCGAGATACCAACGTTTCAAAAGAAACCGTTGCATCGTTCTGGCGCGATACGGTGACGGTTAAATCAGGGATTACGCTTCCCTACGACGGTACGCCCACAACCAATTATTTCGGCATTGATGGGGCGAACCTTCACGCCTATATCGGGCGTCAAAAATCTGGTGAGGGCATTTCTTGGGTAAAACTGTACAGCGAATTTAACAAGCCCACGGCGGCGGATGTCGATGCTGTTTCGGCCTCGCAGGGCGGAACATTCCAGAAAGGCATTGCCGTCAAGGGCAATGGTGCCACGGTGGCGCTGTGGCCGCTTGCTGCAGGTCAGTCGAGCTATCTGTTAGGCAAGGATTACAACGGCGATAACGTGTTTTATTTCGGACGCGGGAGCGAGAGCTATCACGTATCGCTCTATAACTACAAAGGCAACAGCGGAATTATTTTAGGCTGGGAGGGGTCTGTTTCCCTCAACCCTGACGCCGGTAAGCCCGTCATTGTTAACAATGGACCGCTGAAAGCCAGTACGGAAATTCAAAGTTCAAATGCTAACAGTTTCCGGATTGCCTACGGGAATTACGGCGCATTCTGGCGAAATGACGGTAGCAATCATTATCTTATGCTCACCAATAGCGGTGACGCATGGGGGGGCTATAGCAGTTTGCGTCCCTTTACCGTGAACATCCCGACCGGAAGGGTCTCCCTCGGACATGGTCTGAATGTGACAGGCCAGGTCTTGCCGTCAGATTACGGGAATTTCGATGCGCGTTATCAGACCAAAGGGAGCTACGCCGCGCCGAATATCGCATCGAGAGCGGCGAATGGCTGGCTGCAGGATGCGAGTACCGGCCTGATTTATCAGTGGTGTCAGGGTGCGACGGTCAGCAATGAAGCTAACCACACGGTGACGTTCCCTAAAGCGTTTCCCTCGGCGTGTCTGTTTGTCTCAGTCGGTACGTTAAACGTGAGTAATAACGACAACGCTGAGCAGATTTATCACCTTGTTTCAAAGACGACGGCGAACTGCGTCGTTAAACCTAATCGGGCATATGGCAGTAACGGCAATGTTGCGCCGTTAGTCTGGGCTGTGGGGTACTAAATGAACGGATATTTTTACAGTGCGGGAATCGGTGGTTTTTTGTATGAAGGGGATCGTGCTGCGTTTGAGGCGGCGGCTGGCTGGCCTGCCGATGCGGTCGCCATTTCTGACCGCTGGTATAACCAACTTATCGACGGCCAGACCAAAGGCAAAATGATTGTGCCGAATGAGCAGGGCAAGCCAGTGCTGAAAGCCATCGCGCCTGATTACCCGGCAATGGCGGAACTGCAGAAACAACACATTATCAGCGACGCGATGCAATCCGTGAGCGTGATCCAGCTCAAGCTGCAGGCCGGTCGCGCTCTCACTCAATCTGAGTCAGTCACACTGGCCGCTGTGCTGGATTACATCGATGAGGTTGAAAATATCGATACAGCATCCGTGACAGGTCAGGTCGACTGGCCGCAAATTACCCGCTAAACCAGAGCCCTCCACCCGGAGGGCTTTTTGCTGGTTGTGTCATCCTCCCGCCAACGCCATTCCGTTTCCTGTATTCCGCACACAACACAAAATAGTGGCTCCACTTCACCACGGAGTTAAACGGATGGGCGACTATCATCACGGCGTGCAGGTCATCGAAATTAATGACGGCGTGCGCACCATTTCCACCGTCTCAACGGCCATCATCGGCATGGTCTGCACGGCCAGCGATGCAGACGAAAAAATGTTCCCGCTGAATGAGCCGGTGCTCATTACCAGCGTGCAAAGCGCCATTGCGAAAGCGGGTAAACAGGGCACACTGTCGGCCTCCCTGCAGGCCATCGCCGACCAGTGCAAACCGGTCATTGTGGTCGTGCGCGTGGCCGAAGGTATCGACGACCCCGACGATCCTGACGCGGCGCAGAAAGAAACGATTTCCAATATCATCGGCACCACGGACGAAAACGGGAAATATACCGGGCTCAAAGCGCTGTTGACGGCGCAGACCGTCACCGGCGTTAAACCGCGCATTCTCGGCGTGCTGGGTCTTGATTCACAGGAAGTGGCGACCGCGCTCGCGTCAACCTGTCAGAGCCTGCGCGCCTTTGGCTACGTCAGTGCATGGGGCTGCAAAACCATTTCCGACGCCATCGACTATCGCAAGAATTTCAGCCAGCGCGAGCTGATGGTCATCTTCCCTGATTTTCTGGCGTGGGACATCACGGCGAATGAAACCTCAACCGCCTGGGCGACGGCGCGCGCGCTCGGTCTGCGTGCCAAAATCGACCAGACGGTCGGCTGGCATAAAACCCTGTCTAACGTCGGCGTGAATGGTGTCACCGGCGTCAGCGCCTCGGTGTCGTGGGATTTGCAGGAGCCTGCCACCGACGCGAACCTGCTGAATCACGCCGGTGTCACCACGCTGATTCGTAACGACGGCTTTAAGTTCTGGGGCAACCGCACCTGCTCGGATGACCCGCTTTTCCTGTTTGAAAACTACACCCGCACCGCGCAGGTGCTGGCCGACACGATGGCGGAGGCGCACGCGTGGGCGATGGATAAGCCCATCACTGCGACGCTTATTCGTGACATCGTCGCCGGTATCAATGCCAAATTCCGCGAGCTGAAAACCAACGGCTATATCGTCGATGGCGCGTGCTGGTACGACCCGGAGTCAAACGACGTCACAACCCTTAAAGCGGGGAAACTGTATATCGATTACGACTACACCCCCGTCCCGCCGCTGGAAAACCTGACCCTGCGCCAGCGCATCACTGATACCTATCTGGCGATCCTGTCGGACTCGGTCAACAGCTAAGGAGCTGAGAACATGGCATTACCGCGCAAGCTTAAATATCTGAACATGTTCAACGACGGCCTGAGCTATATGGGCGTCGTGGAGTCCGTCACGCTGCCAAAGCTGACCCGCAAGCTTGAGAAGTATCGCGGCGGCGGAATGCCGGGCTCGGTATCGATTGACCTCGGCCTCGATGACGACGCGCTGTCACTTGAGTGGACGCTCGGCGGTCTGCCTGACATCGACCTGTGGGCGCAGTATGCCTCGCCGGGTGCTGACAGCGTGCCGCTGCGTTTTGCAGGCTCTTATCAGCGCGACGACACCGGCGTAATTTCTGCCGTTGAGGTGGTAATGCGTGGCCGTCACAAAGAGTACGACGGCGGCGAGAACAAGCAGGGTGAAAGCGGGACGACCAAAATGTCGACCGAGCTCGCCTATTACCAGCTCACGGTTGACGGCAAAGAGGTCATCGAGATTGACGTCATTAACATGGTGCTGAAAGTCGACGGCGTTGACCGTCTGGCGGAGCATCGCAAGGCGATTGGCCTGTAACCCCTGAACCGGTCAGTTATGCTGGCCGGTCACTTAACTTTGTTGAGAGAACACTATGAAAAACATCAATGAAACCGACGTTACCGAAACTGAAAACCCGAACGTCGTTACCCTCGATACGCCGCTGATGCGCGGTGAGCAGAAAATCGAGCAGGTGACGTTAACCAAACCGAATGCGGGAACCCTGCGCGGCGTGTCGCTGGCGGCGCTGGCACAATCGGATGTCGATGCACTGATTAAGGTGCTGCCGCGCATGACGTATCCGGTGCTGACAGAACACGAAATTATTCGCCTCGACGCGTCCGATCTGCTGTCGTTCGCCGGTAAGGTGGTCGGTTTTTTGTCACCGGCTTCGGCTCGTTAACGTTCCCTGAAAACCTGTCGGTCGATGACCTGATGGCGGATATCGCAGTGATATTTCACTGGCCGCCGTCAGAGCTGAATTCCCTGAGCCTGACCGGACTCCTGACATGGCGCGACAAGGCGCTGCAACGTAGCGGAAACCATCATGAGCAATAACGTCAGACTTGAGGTGCTGCTGAACGCAGTCGACCGGGCAAGCCGACCGTTTAAAGCTATCCAGACCGCCAGTAAATCCCTGTCGGGCGATATCCGCACTTCACAGAAATCCCTGCGCGAGCTCAATGCGCAGGCGTCCCGCATTGACGGATTTCGAAAAGCCAGCGCGCAGCTCGCCGTCACCGGTCAGTCACTGCAAAAGGCTAAGCAGGAAGCGGCCGCGCTGGCCGTTCAGTTTAAAAACACCGAGACACCTACGCTCGCACAGGCGCGCGCACTGGAAGCGGCGAAGAAATCTGCTGCTGACCTGCAGCTCAAATATAACGGCCTCAGGCAGTCGGTACAGCGCCAGCGCACCGAGCTCTCGCAGGCCGGGATTAACACCCGCATGCTGTCGGCGGATGAGCGCCGACTGAAAGGCAATATTAGCGAGACGACTGCGCAGCTTAACCGTCAGCATGACGCGCTGGCGCGGGTTAGCCAGCAACAGGCCAGACTGAGCGCGGTTAAAAAACGCTATGAATCCGGGCAACACCTTGCCGCCGGGGCGCGCAATGCCGGGATGGTCGGCGTCGGTGTATCAACTGCCGGGCTTTACGGGGCGTCACGCTTCATCGCGCCGGGCATCGGATTTGATAAACAGATGTCAGGCACGCAGGCGATCCTCGGGCTTGATAAAAGCGATGACAAACTCGCGGCCATTCGTCAACAGGCGCGTGATATCGGTGCGACCACGGCCTTTTCACCGGGTGATGTGGCGAGAACGCAGACCACGCTCGCACGCTCAGGCTATAACGCTGACGACGTGCTGGCGGCAACCGGGTCAACCGTCAACCTGAGCCTTGCGGCTGATGTCGATATTGCCGAAGCCGCCGACATCATTACCAACATGCAATCGGCGTTTAACCTGTCCACCACCGAGATTGAGCGAGTCGCGGATGTGATGACTAAAGGTTTTACGTCGTCGAATACTGGCCTTGTCGAGTTGGGCGAGGCGATGAAATACGTCGCGCCGATTGCGGAGGCCGCCGGGGCGAGTATTGAAGACACGACGGCGATGCTCGGGATTCTGGCGGATAACGGGATTAAAGGCTCGATGGCCGGAACCGGGGCGAGTGCCATTTTTAACCGTCTGCAGGCTCCGATGGGTAAAGCCGTCGATGCGATTGCTGAGTTAGGCGTTAAGACCCGCGACGGCAAAGGGAACATGCTGCCGGTCGAGAAAATCCTCAAGGATATTCATAAGTCTTTTGCGAAAAACAAACTCGGGACAGCGGAGCAGGGCGAATACCTGAAAGTCATCTTTGGTGAGGAGGCGATGAAGGGGGCGATTAAACTCGTCGCCGCTGCCGGTGATGGCTCGCTTGCCAGCAAACGCCAGCAAATCGGGGACTCCAAAGGAACCACGGAACGGATAGCCAAAATCCAGACCGACAACCTCGACGGGGATCTGAAAAACCTGCAGTCGGCTTATGAAGATTTGCAGATTGAGGTATTCGATAAAGAGAACTCCGCGCTGCGTCGCCTGACGGTTTCCGCGACCGATATGCTCGGCAGGGTCGCCGCCTGGGCGAAAGCAAATCCCGAACTGACACAGACTATTTTCACCGTTACCGCCGGTGCGCTGGCGCTGGTTGGCGTGCTCGGCGGGATTGGCCTGATTGCGTGGCCGGTCATCGCCGGGATTAACGGCATTATCGCCGCTGCCGGTTTGCTGGGTGTGATTTTCTCGACTGTCGGGACCGCCATTGTCACGGCCATTGGGGCAATCAGTCTGCCGGTGGTGGCCGTGGTCACTGCTGTCGTGGGTGCTGCGCTGCTCATCTATAAATTCTGGGAGCCGATTAGCGCCTTTTTCGCGGAGGTGGTGGCGGGGATAAAAACGGCTTTCGACTCACTGTCGCCGGTGTTTGACGCCATCGCGAAAAAACTCGGTGCTGTCTGGAAATGGTTCACTGACCTGTTTGCGCCGGTCAAGTCCCTGCAGGACATTTTCGAGCGCTGCAAAAATGTCGGTGTGGCCTTTGGACAGGCGCTGACTGATGCGCTGATGGCTCCGCTCGACATCTTCAACAGCCTGAGCGGAAAGGTGAGCTGGTTGCTCGAAAAGCTCGGTGTTATCAAAAAGGAATCCAGCGACCTCGGCCAGAACGCCACGAAAACGGATAAGACCCCAAATGGCGGGTATATCCCGGCAACCGCGGCTTATGGTGGCTATCAGAGTTATCAGCCGGTCACGGCTCCTGCCGGGCGCTCGTATATCGACCAGAGCAAAAGTGAGTACAACATCACCCTGCAGGGCGGGGTTGCGGCGGGGAGTGACCTCGACCGCCAGCTCCGCGAGGCCGTCGACAAACTCGACCGCGAAAACCGTGCGCGTCAGCGCTCCAGCATGAGACACGATTAAGGAGGACATGAAGCATGTTAATGGTGCTGGGCTTTTTTGTGTTTGAGCGGCGCACCATGCCGTATCAGTCGATGCAGTATTCGAAGGATTACCGCTGGGCGTCAAATGACCGTATCGGCAAGCCACCGGCGTATCAGTTTCTCGGGGAGGGGGAAACCACGCGCACGCTGTCGGGTGTGCTTTACCCGGAAATCACCGGCGGCCGCCTGTCCTTACTGGCCGTCGAGCTGATGGCCGACGAGGGGCGCGCATGGCCGCTGATTGACGGGAACGGCATGATCCACGGCATGTATGTCATCGATAAAGTGACCCACACCCACAGCGAATTTTTCAGCGACGGCGCGGCGCGAAAGATTGAGTTTAGCCTGTCGCTGAAACGCGTCGATAAGTCACTCGCGGCCATTTATGGCGACCTGAAAACGCAGGCCAGCAATCTGGTCACTGATGCCGGTAACTGGCTGGGAGGGCTGGCGGGATGATAACGGAAATGAATATTCAGGCCGGGGCACGCATCGCGCCTGCGTATATGCTCACGCTCGATGGCGAGGATATCACGCAGAATTTCAGCGACCGGCTAATCGGGCTGACCATGACCGACAATCGCGGATTCGAGGCTGACCAGCTTGATATCGAGCTCGATGATACCGACGGGCTGGTCGAGCTGCCGCCGCGCGGGGCAAAGCTGACGCTGTGGCTGGGCTGGCAGGGCTCCGCGCTGGTGAATAAGGGGAGCTTTACGGTCGATGAAATCGAGCACCGGGGCGCGCCCGATACGCTGACTATCCGGGGGCGCAGTGCCGATTTTCGCGGGACGATGAACTCCCGCCGCGAGCAGTCATGGCATGACACCACGCTCGGGGTGATTGTTGAGACCATCGCGCAGCGTAACAAACTGACGGCCAGCGTCGCGGATACCCTGAAAGCCATTGCGATCCCACATATTGACCAGACGCAGGAATCCGACACGGCGTTTTTATCCCGGCTGGCGGAGCGTAACGGGGCGTCTGTCTCAGTAAAAGCAGGGAAACTGTTATTTCTGAAAGCGGGTAGCGCGATGACGGCCAGCGGCAAACCCATCCCACAAATGACCGTTGAGCGTGGCGACGGCGACCGGCATCAGTTCGCCATTGCTGACCGCGAAGCCTACACCGGCGTCACGGCGAAATGGCTGCACACCAAAGACCCGAAACCGCAAAAGCAGAAGGTGAAGCTGAAACGCAAACCAAAGGTGCAGCACCTGCGCGCGCTGCAGCACCCGAAAGCGGCCAAAACCACGGCAAAGACCAAAGCTAAAAAGGAGCAGGAAGCGCGAGAGGGGGAGTATATGGCCGGTGAGGCTGACAACGTGCTGGAGCTCACGACCATCTACGCGGCAAAGGCACAGGCGATGCGCGCCGCTCAGGCAAAGTGGGACAAGATACAGCGCGGTGTCGCAGAATTTTCAATCTCGCTGGCGTTTGGCCGTGCTGATTTATTTCCTGAAACGCCGGTGGCGGTGAAAGGCTTTAAGCGCGTGATAGACGAGCAGGCGTGGATAATCAGCCGGGTGGTGCATAACCTCAACGGGAACGGCTACACGACGGGCTTAGAGCTTGAGGTGAAGGTTTCTGATGTGGAGTATGAAAGCGAAGAGACAGAAAGCTGATTATGTTTTATATGTTTGTTTTTAAAGGGTAAAGTGAGTAAAATGCATGCATCGGAAACGTTCAAAGGTGCACATCATGTTTCACTGTCCTAAATGCCATTTTGCCGCTCACGCTCGCACAAGCCGCTATTTTTCTGACACGACAAAAGAGCGATACCATCAGTGCCAAAACATCAACTGCAGTTGCACCTTCGTCACTACCGAATCCCTTTCGCGTTTTATCGTTTCACCGGGTGAGGTAGTGCCCGCGCCACCGCACCCGACAGCGTCAGGACAACAGCAGATCCAGTGGATGTGACTAAAAAAAGCCCCGCATAAGTGGGGCTTTTTGTATCTGTGAGATATGCGGTGTTAATTACATGGTTGTCAGCAGAGTGCCAGGAGCGGAAGTCATCAAAGTCTCCACTCTCGAAATAAATATCAAATCCTTATATAGCATTTTCCAATATAACCAATTGAAAAAAAATAATATTTTGGTATGTTGATTGAAATGAGTAGTTTTAGAACCCAGATGAAAAATTATTGTCTATCAAAGTAGATATAAGGTTCCCAAGAATGTATATATATGCAACTAAAACTGAAACTTTTAAAAGATTCATAACCGGTGTCTTAAGTAGTTATAGCGCAACAATTTCTAACGAAGCAAAGATTAATTTACAAAATGGAACAACCTCCTCGGAGGATGCTTTA